GCAACGAGATTACCAAGGTACTCTACAAAATTTCTAAACGTTTCAGCCTTCAATTCGTTATCACTGCCTCTCTTAAGTTTAAATTACCACTGTTAAGTCTCTGTCTACCGTCTTGCGATGCCCTATTGATAACATTACCAATGTACATTTCGTATGCTATTGCATAGCTCATAACCCTATCATCATGCTTTCCCAATATAGCCCCAAAGGATCCGTCCTCCATGATAGAGTAGTGTCCGAATTCTCCTAAAGTCTCCAGGCATACAATACCTGAATCCCTGTCTCTGATAATTCCCACCAATCCATCAATGATCTTATACTTACTCTTTGAAGTTGTCAGCCATCCTGACTTCTTTGTCTTTCGATTCTGAGCATTTGCATCTAAAGTTTCTCTCTGGTACAACCTTCTGTAACTCTTGTGCTTCAATGTAGTTAGAGTTGTGAGGCCATGGTTATTGGCTTCAACTCCCATCAAGGCATCATTATAATACCGTCCCAGGTGATTCAAAAACTCTCCAAATCTGTCTGGGTCTAGTTTGCAATGTACGTGTGCTACTTGCTGCCCTGTTCTGCAATTGATTACATCCGCACTTGAGTAATCCCTGTCCTCCGTCTGAATTCCCTCCGCTACATCGGCTCCTATTACATACGTCTCGTTCATTCTCGGACGTTGCCATATCTTCATTATCCCTTCATCGTTGCTTACAAATTTACCAAAATAATTAAAGCTACCTCTATCAATTGGATTGTAGCATTCAAGTTCTGCCATCTTCAAATCAGCTACTCTGAATATGGAAGTTCCAGAAAAGACAAATGCTTCGTCTGGTGTTATCGGGAACCACTGCTTGAAATAGTCTTCCTTTGTGTATCCAATTGGAGCTATAACATTATCTATCTTGTGTCTACGCCATGCTACATTCTCTATGGTTACCCTGGTGTTGTCTGGATTCACAAATGCCAACAGCCACTTCTCTTCGTCTGTAAGAGTGCTTACAATGTACGCTGCCTCTTCGTGTGATACTGGCTTCCGGTAACCTTCATCGAATGTCCATGGTATGAATATATTTATGTATTCAGGAACCTTACCTGCCTTGATCATATTCTCAGCTTTTGTCCACTCATCGTAAAAATGTCCTGCAGTTCCATTTGCCGTACTCTCCTTGATGACTTCAGTTCCCAATATCTGAGGGAACCGTGACGGTATAGACTCCATAAGGCCCGACAGATTGTCCAAAGAAGACTTGCTGAAATACGCACACTCAGACCAATGGTTGAAATGAGTTGTGATACCCTTCCCACCTTTTGAGTCACATGTCTTAACATCGTATCTACTCTTCAGTCCTGTGCCACGAGCATTGTCAAAAACTAAGGCCTTTTCATTCGACTGCAATGTTTCCGGTCGTAGCAAGTCGGGAACATTCTCGTGATAGGTCTTTACCATTCGGAACAAGCTGTCTCTACTCTGATCAGCTTCGGTCATTATCATAGCACCCATACCTGTACGGTGTGAGGTCTTCCAGTAGAATCTACCTTCGGTGTATGTGCTGAAGCCAAGTTTCCGAGGCTTCAACACATTAGCTCTTACGTAACCCTTTGATTCTAATTGCGCTTCTATGAGTTTATGCCCAAGCATCTGGGACTTATTCAAATGAAACGGTACCATCTCTCCGGTCTCGTTAATGATCCGAAGAGCTCTTGGTGCGTAGTAAAGGAAATCATCCCTGAACTTACGCCTTATTGCTTCCAACTGCTTGCCCATCTATCCCCCTACTGATAACGCCTTAAGTACCTGCCATACAACCGAAGCCACTGCAATCACTGCCGAGACTATCATGATGATATAAGGCACAAACTTCTTCTCTGTCTTCAAAACTGTTAGGTCTCTCTGTGTACTATTCTTGTAATCGAAGAGTTGCTCTATTAATCTTTTATTCTCCTTGATATCCTCTGTTTGATTCATATCACGCTCTTCAAGCCTGATTCGTGCTTCTTGAATACTTTGCAAATCTTCGTCCATCTCTTTACCTCCAAGGGTTAAACTTTTACCTGTTTATCCAGACCAGTATTGCTTAACTCTCTCTTTAAGGCTTCCTTCGCTTCAGTAGGAAGAACGTCATTTGCAACCCTGACAATCTTCTTCTGTCTAAAGTACCCAAAGAGTATAGCAGCAATTCCGCCTGCTCCTGTAGCACCCCCTGCTATCTCCGTTATTGTTCTCGCTGTCCATGCGAACCCTGCATCCAACTGCTTATCTAGTACACCTTGACCTGCTGACCTTGCGTATTGCTGTGCAAGGTTCTCTATTGCACTAGGTGCGATATCATCGGCATCTCTCCCTGCCCTAGATATCAGCTTGGCTTTATTCAACCTGCCCTTATCAGTCTCGAATGTAATCTTACTCAATTGGTTCTGAGTCGCTGTCGCAACGGTAGACTTATGAGTAAGCTCCTTTGCCGACATTCTTGTGTCTACATCCGGTATGAGCATCTTCGTCATAACGCAACCACTTGATAACACAAAAACCAAACACAACACTAACAAATACTTCATTTTCCTTCTCCTTAAAATTGGTAGCGGAGGTGGGAATCGAACCCACAATTACAGGCTTATGAGGCCTGCGACCTACCCACTAGTCTACTCCGCACTATAATTACTTTGGAAACTTCTCCAATAATTCCTTGACGCATTTTACTATATACGATGGTGAAACGTCCATACAAATATTCGCAAAACAGTTACCTTGCCTTTCTGTATACTGGCATGTAAGGCAATCGACGTCTTTTCTTACGAGCATAGCCTTGTCTGAATAGGCCCTATTTTTGACCCATGAAGTCGGGCCAAATACGGTAACCTGTGGAGTATCCATCGCTGCTGTGACATGCATAATACCTGAGTCCTCGTTGATCATACAGTCAAGCTGCTTAATTATCCCTGCCGTATGTGGCAGACTTAGGCCATCAAAGAAATTAAGGTTGGGATAAGCCTCCTTGACTTCAGGCGTAATGGCATCAGAATGTCCTAGAATAGCAACGTCAAACCCTTCTGCGTATAGTGCTGCAGCTATCAGTATAGGATTATACAACCTTCTATTTGCGTAAAACTGATGTGTGTATTTACGGCAAACATGAATACCAATAACCTTTCTGGGGATGTCCTTCTCTACCGTTACCGCTTCTGAATTGCAATACAATGGAGGAATTTCTCCGTCATATTTCAACGAATATGCCAGTGACATATTTACTTCAACCTCGTGCACAAGAAGCTCGTCCTTCCACATATCGAAAAAGTTACCTGCTATACGTACCTGGGATACGTACCTCTCCAGTCCTGGGTAGGGCCAGAGAGTTTGTAGGCCTAGCAAATACTTGTCGTCTGGATCTATATCGGTTTCCCTTATCAGTCTTACATCTGGCATTCCTTTGAATATACTTTCTGCACCACGCACAAAACCATCAGTGATGATATCCACTTGCAGCTTCAAAGAAACCAAGGCCTGTATCAGTGGGGTTGTAAGGATAGCATTCCCTATCCCTTGTGTGGCTCCCAGTAGTATTTTATTAGAAACGTTTGTCTGCATGATCTTGCCGACTGCCTTTTTAGCATTGCCACTATTCGACTTGAAGAAGACATCATCGTGCATTACTGTCGCTTTTGTAATCATATGAATTCATCATTCCTTTCCGGATTTTTAACCCTGTGTAAGTATCTGTTTATGACATCTAATCTGCAGCGATATATACCACAATGTTCAAAATTAGTTTCTTCGATCTTCTTGATTATTTCCCTTCTGCGTTTGCCATTCCATATATCATAGAACGTCTCTTCATAGACATTACCATATATAAACTCTGGCTTGTGGTAGAACACGTTACATGGGACAACGTTGCCATTGGCATCGATCAATACATAGAAATCAAACCCATCACATCTCTTCCAATCTCTAGGCTCTGATAATCTCTCCATGCCCCTGTATCTGAATACTACCGTGAAATCATCTGTCTCATAGCTCTTGGCCATGCTCTTCAAATCTTCATATCTCTCCGGTTCCATCCTTGTCTGGTGCTTACTATTGGGATGGTTATGGCATGGCTTGATCTGTACATTGTCAACTCCTAGCATCCTGAAGAACTCGACAGTCTGCTTTAAGTGCTTCGCTGTCTCGTCCGTGAGCACGACCTGCACACCTATATCCGTTTCGAGTTCGTTCTCCATCTTATACATGACAGCACGAGCTATATTCTCTTTAACGTCTCGCAGCTTGCCTGAACCGACTCCGTGTATACCCATATACGTAGCGCAGTCTACCGTGTCAACGCTGA